GAGCCTTGGGACTAGCAATAACTGCCTTTGGAACCGGTGCACTTAAACTTGCAAAGACACTTAAAACTAAAGCTGCATTAAAAGTGTTAGCAGAACCAGCAGTGGGACAACCAGCATGGTTTGCACCCTTAGTAGACAAAATACTTTTAAAAGGAATTAGATTAGAAAAAGATGGAAAGAAACTTAATACATATGTTTTAAAAGAAGATGGTAAAACAATAACTTTAGAGACTTCGTCAATACCAGACACGACTTTTGGTTATAACCCTCCCGGTTCAGTTAAAAATCCTATTAATATAAATGTTAAAGGAGGAGGGGCTTATGACGATCCTTTTGATATTCACTATTACCAAAGGATAGATAAAGGACCAGGTGGAGATGGAAAACTAGAATCTTCATTTCAAGTACTTGAAAGCAGACCTTATAGATTTGGTCCCGATGCAGACGAGGTAGAACTTAGCGAAGAAATATTTAAAGGATCAGATTTATTAGAACTACCAAAAGGTGGCAGTGGAATTTTAAGCGATATGGAAGGTTTAGAGAAAATAGCTACCGGAAAAATTAAAAATACAAAACTGGCAAATACAAGAATGAAAGTAAGAGATGAACTCAACCAGCCTGATAATTATAGATCTCGTTATAATCCTGGAGAAGAGGATCGTATGACACGATCTACTGGTCCAGACGGGGGAGAATATTATGAGAATCTTGATGGAGAAGATTATTACAGCGCAAAGATGGAAAAAATTAGAAACTCAGAAAAAAACGATCTTGATCCAGATATTGATTATGATTAAACCAAAAAGACTTACCTTAACAATACCCCCTAAAAGAGGGCCTGTCCCACAGGGCTTGAATATTAACTATAATACTGTTAAGACAGTAAAAACGGAGAAAATAAATGGCAGAAATAGACAAATCGTTACCAAACGAAGCTAAACTTTTATCACCAGAAGAAGAAATAGAAACGGTACAGGAAACAGAAGTATCTACTCCTGGAGGTGTTGAAGTTTCTGAAGAAACAGACATTATAGAAAACGAAGATGGCTCCGTAGATATTAATTTTGATCCTTCTGCTATGGGAGAAGTTGCACCGGATCATAATTCTAATTTATCTGATTACATGGACGATCAATTCTTAGGTCAACTAGGATCAGAACTATATTCTAACTACGAAGATTATAACAACTCTAGAAAAGATTGGGCGCAAGCTTACAGAGAAGGATTAGATTTATTAGGATTCAAATACGAAATGAGAAGTGAACCTTTTCAAGGTTCCAGTGGAGCAACCCATCCTGTTCTTGCAGAAGCCGTTACTCAGTTTCAAGCTTTAGCTTATAAAGAATTATTACCTGCAGACGGACCGGTACGAACACAAACATTAGGTCTTTCCTCAGAAGAAAAAACAAATCAAGCATCCCGTGTAAAAGATTTCATGAATTATCAATTGATGGAAGTTATGAAAGAGTATGAACCAGAATTTGATACCATGTTATTCCATTTACCTCTTGCTGGATCTGCTTTTAAAAAAGTATACTATGATGAGATAGAAGGTAGAGCGGTATCTAAATTTGTACCCGCAGAAGATTTAGTAGTTCCTTATTCAGCGAACTCTTTAGATGAAGCAGAAGCTATTGTTCATGTTATTAAAATTTCTGCAAACGAATTACGTAAACAACAAGTAGGTGGCTTCTATAGAGATGTAGAATTAACACCAGGTCTTAACAATGAATCTGATCTAAAGAAAAAAGAACGTGAGTTAGAAGGAGTAACAGAAACAGGATACAACGATGATGTATTCACTCTATTAGAATGTCACGTTAATTTAGATTTAGAAGGTTTTGAAGACATGGGAGCAGACGGAGAACCTACCGGTATTAAACTTCCCTACATTGTAACGATAGAAGAAACTTCTAGAGAAGTTCTATCTATTAAAAGAAACTTTGAAATGAATGATCCTAAAAAATCTAAAATACAATATTTTGTACACTTTAAATTTTTACCGGGATTAGGGTTTTATGGTTTTGGTTTAATTCACATGATTGGTGGATTATCTAGAACAGCTACTTCAGCACTAAGACAGTTGTTAGATGCAGGTACTCTTTCTAATTTACCAGCTGGATTTAAACAAAGAGGAATAAGAATCAGAGACGATGCACAAGCTATTCAACCAGGAGAATTTAGAGATGTAGATGCTCCAGGTGGTAACATAAAAGACGCTTTTATGATGCTACCTTTTAAAGAGCCTTCTCAAACTTTATTACAATTAATGGGGGTCGTTGTGAATGCAGGTCAACGCTTTGCTTCAATAGCAGACATGCAGGTAGGAGACGGGAATCAACAAGCGGCAGTGGGAACGACCGTAGCGCTGTTGGAGAGAGGAAGTAGAACCATGTCTGCAATTCATAAAAGATTGTATGCAGCTCTAAAACAAGAATTTAAAATGTTAGCAAGAGTGTTCAAATTATATTTACCTCCTGAGTATCCTTATGACGTAGCAGGTGGAGAACGAGTAATCAAACAACAAGACTTTGATGACAGAATTGATATTCTTCCGGTTGCAGATCCTAATATATTTTCACAGACACAAAGAATTTCTATTGCACAAACAGAATTGCAACTAGCTATGTCTAATCCACAAATTCATAACCAATACGAAGTATATAGAAATATGTATGAAGCATTAGGTGTAAAAGATATCGATCAAATACTAGTTCGACCCCAATCCCCACAACCAAAGGACCCAGCATTAGAGCAAATTGATGCTCTTGCTGGGAAACCATTCCAAGCCTTTCCAGGGCAAGATCATAGAGCACATATTACGACCCATATGAATTTTATGGCGACTAATTTAGCTAGAAATGCACCTCCTATTATGGCAGCGTTAGAAAAAAACATTTTTGAACACATTTCTCTAATGTCTCAAGAGCAAGTAGAGGTAGAATTCAGAGATGAGATGCAACAGCTACAACAAATGCAACAAATGGCTCAACAGAACCCTCAAATGGCTCAACAAATGCAAATACAGACAAAAATGTTGTCTGAAAAGATAGAATCTAGAAAAGCAGTGTTAATAGCAGAGATGATGGAAGAATTTTTGAAGGAAGAAAAAGAAATTACCTCTCAATTTGATAATGATCCGCTTACAGCACTCAAATCAAGAGAGTTAGACCTTCAAGCACAAGATAACGAGCGTAAAAAACGTTATGATGAGCAAAGAAACAACTTAGATCGCATGAAAACAATGATGAACCAGTCTACAGACCAACAAAAATTAGATCAGAATGCAAAACTATCTAAATTAAGGGCTGATACATCTATTGAGAAAACTATTCTCTCTGCTGAACTAAAAAATAAGTATCAAAACAAATAAAAAAGGGTATAATTATGGCTATGAAAAAAGATAACAGTAAAAAAGTAATGGTAGGCACCAACAAAGATGGTTTTTCTAAAGGTGGAAAGACTATTGAAGCTACGGATCCATTTACTTCCCAAACAGTAGAAGTAAAAGGAACTAGAAGAATGCTATCTTCTAAAAGTAAAAAAGCTACCTGGTACTAACATGTGGTTAAGCCTGCTAGGAATGGCAGCGAAGACTGCTGGTTCCATTTACGAAAATAAACAAAAGACCAAGAAGGCTATGTCTGATGCAGCATTGTTGCACGCAGAAAAAATGGCTAAAGGGGATATTGAGTATTCTGGTAAAGCATTAGAGACTCAAAAAGGAGATTGGAAAGACGAATTCGTTTTATTGGTGCTTTCAAGTCCTTTATTTTTGCTAGGATATTCTGTATTTGCAGAAGACGAAGATATTAGTAAAAAGCTAGACTTGTATTTTGAAAAATTAGATGGTATGCCTTGGTGGATAACAGGACTTTGGATTTCTGTGGTTGCGGCCATTTATGGAATTAAAGCTACTGATATCATTAAAACAAACGGGAGTAAAAAATAATGTTTAAAAAAATTAAAGATAAACTTTGCTTATTATTTTGTACTGTTTTTAATATTAAAAAATGTTCATGTAAGGAGAATAAATAGATATGGTTAAAAAAATACCCACAGGTAAAAAAGGTTCAGGTCTAAGAGCACTAAAATCAAAAGCTCCAGAAGTTGCAAAACGAATGGGTTATAAAAAAGGTAGTGGTGGTCTTTACGCAAACATTCACGCGAAAAAAAAGAGAATTGCTGCCGGCTCAGGTGAGAAAATGAGAAAACCTGGAACTAAAGGCGCACCTACAGCATCTAACTTTAGAAGAGCAGCTAAGACTGCAAAAGCTTAAAAAAATAATGGTGAAAGTATTAAAGAAAGTAGTTACAGGCTTGAAAAAAGCATCGAAGACACATGCTAAACAAGCTAAAATAATTAAAAAACATATTAAAAAAATGAAGGGCTAATAATGGCTAGAACACCAGCATGGCAAAGAAAAGAAGGAAAGTCTAAATCTGGTGGACTGAATGCTAAAGGAAGAGCAAGTTATAATAAAGCTACAGGGGGCAAACTAAAAGCTCCTAGTAAAAAAGTTGGTAACAAAAGGCGTGCTTCATTCTGTGCTAGAATGAGCGGTATGAAAAAGAAACTAACATCTGCGAAAACGGCCAGAGACCCGGATAGCAGAATTAATAAGTCTCTAAGAAAGTGGAACTGCTAATGGCACAACAACCAGACGATATTATCGTTATACAGAAAATACAGAAAATACTTAGTAGTAGCTATCAAAATATTGGTGATACCATGATAGGTGGAGGTATTGACAATATGGACAAATACAAGTATCTACTAGGACAGGCACATGCCTACCAATATATAATTCAGGAAATCTCTAACCTGCTAGATAATAAGGAGCACAAAAGCTATGACGACGGAAACGTTATCGACATCGGAAAAGAAAAAGGAAGTACCAAAGACTAAGTTAGCTTTGGAAGAAAAATACGAAGAAGAAAATAAAATAGTAGCCGAAGAAATAAATAAAGAAGCAGAAGCTCAAGATAAAATAAAAGAAAAAGCTACTACAAAATTACCAACACCTACCGGTTGGAGAATGTTAGTTTTGCCCTTTAAAGCAAAAACTAAAACCAAAGGTGGAGTTTATTTATCTGAACAATCTATAGAACGATCTCAAGTTGCGTCTACTTGCGGATTAATTTTAGCTATGGGACCTCATTGTTATGACAAGGAAAAATTTCCTGAAGGACCATGGTGTAAAAAAGGCGATTGGGTTATCTTTGCAAGATATGCAGGAAGCCGAATCTTAATAGACGGCGGGGAAGTAAGATTGCTAAATGATGATGAAGTATTAGCAACTGTGGAAGATCCCGAAGATATCTTTCATTCATTTTAACCATAACATAGGAGAAAACTATGCCAGACAAAGAAGAAAACATGGTGGATATAGACACCTCTTCACCGGATCAAGAAGTAGAGATCACGTCGGAAGATACGTCTGTAGAAACTACAGAAACACCTGTTGTTGAAGAAGCTAGCCCCTCGACTCCCGATACGAGCGACGAGCAGCTAGAGACAAAAACAGAAGAGAAAACAGAAGAGAAGACAGAAGTAAAGAAAGACGAATTAGAAGTTTATTCAAAAGATGTGCAAAGACGAATTGCGAAACTCACTAAAAAATGGAGAGAAGCAGAACGTCAAAAAGATGAAGCTATCAATT